TGTGGTTACTCCTAAAATGCTACCGTTTAATTTCTGATTTGACAAGCTGTTCGAATTTCTTTCTGGCGACTTCTTTTATTTTGGCGGCTTCACCTCCTGAAATATTCATAAATGGGCGGGCTTTCTGAACATATCTTGCGATATCCGAATTCGATTTTCCTGACCAGTGAGTTCCATACAGTAATATTACCCAACTGCCCGGCTTCCTTCTTTGGGCCGTTAGTGATCCAAGCATGTCACCCTTAAAGGTTAGGTTCGACTTTGTTGGGGAAGTATACGATGACAATGAGGATCGCTTTCTTTGTTCGATGTATTTCGCTGACAGTTTTTTCAACGGGTACTCGGTTCCAAAATCTTCCGCTACGCCTTTGCCGGATCTTGTTCGTCGGCGTATCAACTCGGCGGCGGTCGTTGCAGCTGCCTCAGATATCTGGTCTTTTAGTTTACCGTTCAATCCTTTTGTGATATCGGCGATGAATTTTGAAACGCCTTTAGAAAGATCGCTGTTAACTGCCATCACTAAACCCCTTAATTATAGGTGTTTTTTAATCTTTTTTATCCATGTGATCGGCTTCGTCTTTACACTCTATTTCACACCGTCGGCAGCAATTGCAATGATCATGTGTCTGAAGCTTTTCGCTGAACGGGCATTTGTGCAGTTCTGTTGCTTTCCGCATTTTGCATGCCTGGCATTTATCGTGTGTTTTTTTCATCATGATTCACCTTCAGGATAGGCTGCAAGAATTGCGTCCAACTCTTCTTTTGTTATTCCGAGAAACCGCCTCGCCTTTTTTGAATCCGGTGACCTGCCGTAAGAACCTAGTTGGTTACCTTCCGCCTTTGCATTTTCTTTTGAACCGTTCTCGAATCCAATTAGGATTGAATCGGCCTTGTGTGAGAGAACCCGTATATCATTCAGCATCACATCGTCGTAAACAAGATCGACTCGCTTTGATCCTTTGCGCTCAGCATACTTCTCGCTGTACTCTGGAAAGTTGTAAGTCTTGAAATATTTCCCCGACGGTTTGACGCCGGTTCCCAACGCTGACCGATCCTTAATCATGACGATCATCGCCTCACCAATTTCTTCCCTTAGTTCAGGCGAAAATCCGTTTGGTATTTCGATTCTTACTTTTTGCCACGCCATTTTTTTCGCTCCTTCTTCGGTCGCGTCGGTTCATTGCCCAGCCTTTTGTTCCCTGCAAAATCTTCGCTAGTTTCCTGATGATATTCCGGTCGTGCGCGAGAAACATATCGTATTCTTCTCCTTTGTTTTCGATGAAACGTGGGAGATTTGTGTATCCTGTTTTTAGTAGATCCTCCAGGCTGTAGACTATTTTTTCTGGCTGTTGTTCGGGCGACTGATCTTGCATGATTTTATCCTGTTATTTCTGTGATCGTTGTTGAATTTTTTTCTGCCGACAATTCTAATTCCTTTTCGTCGATTTGCTTGTCAGTCATGTGCGGATTTAGTCGCTTCAATCCGTCGCGCTTAGTAATAAACCCGTTATCAATTTCTTTGATTGTGTCGTCGATCAGCTGACCTCGACGCATCAAAGGAACCTGTTCAGAGAATACTGTGACGACTTCAGCGGCAACAGAAAACGTTGCATTCACGCCAGAATATTTTGACGACCGCGACCAGAAAGGCAGCATGTGCTTTAACATCAGATTCCAGAATTCAGACTCAGCGTTAACGAAATAAGGTATCTGTTCGGTTCGATCTTCGCTGGTATCCATTTCATCCATAATTTTTGAAATGCCAGTAGAAAAATTAGAGCCGTTGACTTCGCCGATCGCGCCGGGCTTAATTCCTTTGGTGTTCAACCACAGTGCGAATTGATTCGCGACTAACGATAAGCCGCCAGAGATATCTGCATTCGATGCCAGCGTACCAACTTCCGGCTTTCTTTCGTCGTCTGGCGCTGATTTGAAAGACCAAAGAGCATTCGGCTGAAACTTCAATCCTTCGAAATTTACATTGATTCCGTACATGATTGAGAACGATTGGAACATGTGCGCGAAATTAATATCGGTCAGCAGAATCGGGATCAATGTTGTCATGGATATAACATCGGTATCTTGTTCAGGGACGATATTTTCATTGTCTCTGTTCAGATAAACAAAGGGAACAACTCCGATCTGATTCCTGTAATCAACAGGCTGACCTTGCGGCGTCATTTGCGGCGTGTAGTCTTTTTGTTCGTTCGTAAAATAACAGTAATCATTTTTATCTATCGCCATGTAGATTTTGATCGACTTACCTTTTTCTTTTACTTCCTTGATGTAAATAATGAAGCCAGTCGGATTGTCGGAATCAATTTCGTCGTCGCTGAAAGGTATGAAACGGTCACTCGGTATCACTCTGATCCCCGGCAGTCCGTTCGACTTTAGGTATGGTTGCACAAGTGAATTTTTGAACAGATTGAAATATGAATTCCATGTAGAAAACATCATATCGGGCTTTAGGATTTTCATCATGTAGGACAATATATTTTCATCGCTTGCGTTGCCACCGCTGACCTCTCTACGTACGCCGCCCGCATATATTTTTGATTGCTTATCGATGATTCTTTTCAACACGTTTATCGGCGGTATTCTTTTGATTGCTATCGAATACGATTCGCCTGTGAATTGTTTTGCTAGTTCCGCTTCGATGTAGGGTAACAGTTTGCCCTTGTATATCTTGAGTAGCTTTCTGTTGTGTTCCAAGTAATCGGAATGACCTTCGACGATTGAAAACAATTCTTTGATTCTGTCTTTCAACATATTTTTTTTAAAACCTCGTTGTGCCTTGTTTGGAACTGGTACTTAAATAATATTCTTCTATTTCAATCGCCTTGATACCGTATCCGGCGGCGGTAGTTACATGCTGGTAATCTTTGGAATCATCTTCAATATAGTCGCTGCCCTTCTTCAATTGTACAAGCCTTAATCCTTTGTGTAAATTTGGTGCCTGACTGTAGACAAAAAGCCTTCGTTCACCCTCCTGATTGAAACAGTAAGCATTGACCTTGTTGTGCCGTGATCTGATTGTTGGGTTTGCCAGCGGTACGACCTTGGTAAATTTCAATGCCGTACCGTCGCGGCGTTTATAATTCGAGAGAAAATCAACTATTATCTCGTAGTCGTCTTTCCTATTCCTGGTGTCTTTATGTTTGCCCGATGCGTCGCCGTTGACGATGAAATGCGGGCAGTCGAGGTCGAGGATTCCCGATTCTGCCAGTTCATCCAGGCTGTCGCCGGTTCTCATTCCTTCGACGACTATTTCCCTGGCGAAATGGAAAGTATCATCAATGTATTGGAATATGATCATCGACAGAGGTTTGCCGACTCCGATATTAAAATCCCACGACAACCGCACCGGATAAGCCGGATCGAATCGGTATTTGCCTTTGACGTAATTCAGTTCAGACGAATAGCCGTAATAGACATTATCCTTCGATAGCTCGATCCATTCACCGTCGAGATATCGCTTTGCCCTGCGCGGGTCCATTCCCCTTCGCAAGCCTTGGATGTAAAGCTTTTTGAGATACGGGTTATCCTCGGTCCTTGAATAAAAAACGAACCGATTCGGGTGCAGCTGGCTTGGCGGTCCGATAAAATAGTCATATAGCCAGTGCGCCGGGCTGTCCGGATTCGTCGCAACAACGATCACGTTTTCCGGTACGCTGTCGATCCGGTTCAGCCGGCCAAGCAGTTCATCGAAAGCCTCTTTGTCGCTCTCGTTGTTCTCTGTTGCCTCTTCGATAAGTACCATTGAGAACGATTTAGATCGTGCCCTCTTGTAATTTTTATCAGCCCAATATATCGGCGATATCTTCGACCGGTTGCGAAATGTGATCGTTGCCCGACCGCGATTCACGATGTAGTCGCGACCTTCAAAGAGGCAGGTTTTATTTTCGCCGCTGGCTTCGTTTTCCCGCTGTTCGCCTTCCAGATGATTGAGAATTTCAAGGAACAGGGTTTCCTTTAGATCAGGCATTGCCTTTCGACAGATCGCAACGTGAGCGCCGGGATACTTCATGCAGTGGGTTACAGCCAGATGCGCGAGCAGAACCGACTTTGCAGATCCGTACGATCCGCTCAACATTATTTCTAATCTGTCTTTACTAAAATCATGGTCGTTGCGGATTAGTTTGAGGCAAGCCCGTTGGTATGGAACACCGTCCGGACAGAACCTCTGAAGTGTGGGCCTTGAGTTTCTTTGCCTTGG